AAGAGGAAAAGAAACAAGGCATGATGCAGCTCATAGCAAGCACTCCTCTTACAGATTCAATTTTGTTTGAGCCAAAGTTTACAAAACTAGACAACATTCCTATCGGGATGTTTGAACGATTTATGCGAGCCACAGGAGGCAGGTAGATGACATACTTAGAAGCAATTAATAACGTCCTCCGCAGGTTACGAGAAGATGAAGTCACTACTACTGGCGAGACTTCGTACTCTGCTTTAATAGGCGACCTAGTCAATGACGCAAAGAAGTTCGTAGAAGATTCATGGAATTGGTCTGCATTGCGCAGCACCATTCAAGTCCCCACGGTAGTTGGTCAGGCTGAGTATTCGCTTACAGGTTCAGGTCAGAGTGCGGTAATTAAACAAGCACTCAGCAGTAGTGGTCACGGATTCTTGACGCTCAACACTGTGCCGTATTTTGACAACGTATACTTCAATCAGACTCCTGCAAGTGCAGTGCCTACTGATTACATTGTCAGTGGAGTGGATGATAACGATGATCTTAAGGTAAAGGTCTATCCACAACCTGACGCTGTGTACACGCTCAGGTTTGATATTGCATCACCACAGGCATTACTCGCGGCAGATGCTACTAAGATCAAAGTCCCGTATCATCCTGTCGTGCAGATGGCCTACGCTATGGCTCTTCGCGAAAGAGGGGAGACAGGTGGTCAGTCAGCAGCAGAGCAGTTTGCCGTAGCTTCATCAGCGTTGTCAGATGCAATTGCAGTAGACGCTAACAGATACCCCTCAGAAACAACTTACATGGTGGTGTAAATGGCTCAACAACTACAGAGCATTACGATCACAGCTCCGGGATTTGCAGGGATAAACACCCAAGATGCACCTCTCGCGCAAGAGCCTAGCTTTGCTGCTGTTGCGGACAACTGCGTGATTGATAAAGAGGGAAGGGTTGCCGCGAGAAAAGGCTACAGCATGATCTCTACTAATGGAAGCGCAGTGCTAGGTAGCTCGGATGGCATTGAGTCTATGGGCGAATTCGTTGCAAATGATGGAGATGTTACATTCTTATCAGCAGGTAACAACAAAATCTTTACAGGTACGTCTACTTTGGTCGATGCCACCCCATCGTCTTATACGATTAGTGCTAACAACTGGAAGTTTGTATCGTTCAATGACCATATGTTTATGTTTCAGCGTGGTCAAGAGCCGCTGATGTACTCAGACCATGCAGGGACAGTAGAAAAGATGTCTGCCCATGCACACGCCACAGGCACACCACCACAGGGCAATGAGTGTCTAGCAGCGTTCGGTCGGTTATGGGTAGCAGATTTTACAGACAACAAATCTACAATTTACTGGTCTGACTTGCTTAACGGCGCACACTGGACAGGAGGCTCTACAGGCTCGATTGACATCACTACCGTATGGCCTACAGGGTACGACACTATCGTGGCTCTAGCGGCTCACAACGGCTTCCTAGTGATATTCGGCAGGAACTCTATTGTTATCTACGAAGGCGCAGACAGCCCTGCCAACATGACCCTTGCGGATACTATCTCTAATGTGGGTTGTGTGTCGCGAGACGCAGTGGTGTCCACAGGTAAAGACTTAATATTCCTTGATGACTCAGGTGTCCGAAGTTTAGCAAGAACCATTCAAGAGAAGTCAGCACCTATCGGTGACATCTCCAAGAACGTAAACAACGACATCAAGTCTCTCTTCGCGGCAGAAACAGGAAACATTAGCATGCACTACTCGCCTCGTGAGGCGTTTGTGTTACTGAACTTCCCACAGTTAGCCGTGGTCTATTGCTTTGATACTCGCTTCCCTCTACAGGATGGGAGCTTTAGAGCAACTACATGGTCGCATATTAATCCATTAATCTTTGCCAACACATCTACCGAGGCTTTATATATTGGTAACAGTGCAGGTATTGCTCAATACACAGGATTTAGAGATGGAACAACCAATTATCTTCTTAGCTACTTTAGTCACCCTCTTAGCTTTGGCGATACATCTAACTTGAAGTTCTTGAAGAAGATCAATCTCACTACCTTTGATGGGGCTGAAGCTACGGTGGTATTGAATTGGGCATACGACTACTCCGGTGCGTACAAAAAGCAAGCGTATACCTTACCCAAGTCGAATGTGGGACAATACAATATCTCAGAATTTAACACCGAGGCAGAATACTCTTCCTCTATTGCACTAATAACGCGCAAGAAAATCAATACGTCAGGACAGGGTACAGTAGTAGCCGTTGGCGTAGAGACCACAGTTGATGGCAAGCCAATTGCCTTGCAAGAAATTAATATTCAAGCCCTAATGGGAAGGATTGTGTAATGTCTAACTACACGAAGATAACGAACTTCGCAGCTAAGGATGCTTTGGTTAGTGGTAACCCCGCTAAAGTAATCAAAGGCACTGAGGTAGGGGCTGAGTACGATGCAATTGCTGTCGCAGTAAACAGCAAGTCAAACTCTGAGTCTCCTACATTTACAGGAACGGTAACCGCAGCTAACTTAACCGTTAGTGGTACGTCTACGTTTGGTACTATTGATGGAGGTACTTACTAATGGCTTGGTATGACAACTTAATAGGTGGAACAACAGGTGGATTGCTATCTTCTATAGGCAGCGCAGCCGCTCAACAGAAAGCAATCAGCGACATTGAAAAAGCAGGTGAGCGT